TATACTATAATTATGACTTATTTAAGTCTTTTTTCAATTGCATCGTATATTTCAATTCCATCATCGGTTTTGAAAAACGCTGCTAATGCACTATATGGATTTTCTTCGTATGGCACTGTGACTAATTTTTTATTTGTTGCGCCCCATGTAAAAGTTCTTTGATCAGGTGAGAGGTTTATAATTGCCGCTTCAACTGCTCTAATACCCATATTTCTAATATTGATGTTTTCGTCATTCGCTAATTCTAAGAATAGAATAGGATCTCTCTTTGCAATATTAATCAAATCACGTCTAAGTTCCTTAGAAGTCATCTTAGATGCCTTATTTCCAGCCTCAGTACGTACTATTGCCTCTATCTGGTCAATTTCCATACCCATTGCTGCATTTAAAGCTTCAATTTCTAATTCCATCATATCTAACTCGTCTTCAGCTTGTGTTTCTGGATCAAATTCAAAAAATAATGAATTCCTTTGAGGGTGATATAATGATAAAAGTTTTTGTAATGTTTGTTTTCTTTTAGGAACAGTTAATGTTCCATCTTCAAACGTTATGTGTTCTAATTTAGCTACTCCTTTAAATTCATCAACAAATGCTGTTGTTTGATTTGTTGTGTATTTAAGCTCTCTTTCATATCCTTTTTCTTCGTCAAAATAAAATATGTTAGAACTTTTTATTGTATATGTTAAAGGTGCTAAACCATCTTTAAGGGAATAAACCCTATCTTTTACAACCCAAGAAGGTTTTGTTTCTTTTGGTTGTTTAACTATTTTTTCAACTGGTTGTTCAACTACAGCTTCTTTAATAGGTTTTGGTGCCTTTTCGGCTTTTGTTTTTTGTGTCATGATATAATATAATAAAAGTTAATAAAAAGTAAAGTCAGGGCACTAATACAATGCCCTGCTCTACTATGAAAAATTTAAGAAGTTAATAACATAAAGTTATTAGCACCTTGAGTAATTAAACATCTTTCTGATAGGTAGTGAACCTCCATTGCATCTAGATCTGATGTGATGTTACCACCAACAGAACCAGTTGTCCAAGATTTCATTTTTCTATCATCAGCTTGTGAAGCTCTATATCTAACGTGTAAGAATGGTCTTTTAATGTTTTTACCAAGTGTTTGGTCATAAACAGTAGATGTACCAGCTGGTACAACAACTCCTCTTATATCGTTTTCAATAATACCTCTTGTTGATGCGTCATTTAAGTATTTCCAGTCAGTTTTGTAGAAGTCATAAGAACCTCTTCTAAATCCTGAAAAACCTAAGTTAAGCGCCATATCCTCACTGTTAGAGAATACACCATAAGATGTACCACCTGCACCGTAAGAATTTTGAGTAGCTAACATATCGTCAATCGCTAGAGATACTTCTCTGTTGATAAATAACATGTTTTCTTCGATTGCACCTTGAGCATCAAACTTCTTAAGTATGTTGTCAAAAGAACCTAAGTCATCTGTTGGAGACGTGCCCGCGATACCAGTAGTAACGTGACCTCTTGCAGTAATTGCTGCGAAAAGACCTTCAGTTCCTGCTGTTGCTTCTGCCCCTGCTGTACCTAACTGAGAGTCTACACCACCAGCTGCTGCTGCTAGTTCACCTTCAATCATTGCCATTTCAAGGTTATCTTCAAATCTTGTTCTTGTATCACCTTCAGCTTTTAAATACCATAGGTAACCAGATTGTCCATTCTCACCTGTTACTTCAACCCAACCAATTTGAGAAGCGTCAGATCCTGAGACCTCATACTTATCTTTAATTATAATTGGCTTGTTAGATAAAGATGCGAAAGATGGTGTTACTGCACCTGTCATTCCTGATGTTCCTTTTTTGAATTCAGAACCATACACGAATAAGTCACACGTAGCAGTACCGGAATCATCTGTTGTTACGAAACCTGATACAGCTCCAACTGTTGCGCCACCTGTATAAGGTATTGCTGTCATAGTTGTGTTGTCACTCGCAATTGCAGAAATATACGCTTTAATTACTGTAGGAGAAGTTGTGTTATCGCTAAGTACGATAGTTTGTCCAACTCTTACTGCGTGAGTTCCTGAAGATGCGATTGTAATTACACCGGTGTTAGCTACTGCTGCACCTTTGTAGTGTAAATGTAGTCTACCTTGCTCAGACCAAATTACTTGATCTGCAGTCATAGGCATTTCAGCGCCAACCATTCTTACGAAAGAAGCTACGGATCTGTTTCCAAATACTTCAACTTCTTGTTCGTATAAATCTGGTAGGTATTGCTGAGACCAGTCATTTGAGCCACCTGTAAATGATAGGTAGTTAGTTGACAAAGTCTGTTTAGCTGGTGCTGGCGTTGCGTTCAACGAGCCTCCAGCTGATGGAGTTATTGCTGCCATTTTATATTGAAATTTTTAATTATTATTTTTTAAGTTTAATTTTAAGTTTTGAACTATCATCACCACTAATTGCTCTTACCTTTAAGCCTCCAGCTTCAACTGTGCCAGCTTGACGAGGATCCATGTTTATATTTTTGGATTCTGCGTTTAACTGTTTTATAGCATCAGTTTTACCTTGTTCATAAAAATGGTTTGCAATAGTATCTGCATTGTCCGCAGCGAAAAGAGCTTTATGATAGCCGTTAGCGTCCTTTAACATATTATCTTCACTGATAAACTTATCTAGTACGTTTAATATATTTGCTTGTCTATCTTGAACTTGTTGCTTATCTTTAATATTGAATCTATACTTTTTGTCTGAAACTTTAAATTCAAAACCTTTGAATTCGTCTGTAAAAACTTTTTTTGATTCAGTATTAAAATGAGCGGTTTGCTTTTCTTGCAGGTTTTGCTGTGTTGATTGCTCGGTATTATAGGTATTGAAAAACTCAATTGCTTTTTGTTGATCTGAAGTTAACTTAGAACCCAACTTGACTTCCTCGTAATATTTACTTTTTAATCCTTCTAAATGAATTTTTGCTTTTGCAATCTCTTCTTTATAAGCGAGTTGTTTTCGCTTAATATCTCTTGGTTCATCAACTTCTTCATCTACTGAAAAATTATCATCAATTAAAAAATCTATTTCATCTTTTGTAAGATGCGATTTAGTTTGATTATAGTATTGATATAATAAAGTTGAATCGTCTGTGTTAGAATAATCTTGATTAATTTTCACATAATCTTCTAACGTTCCACCAGTATCATTCATAAAATCTACAACCTTTTGAATGTTTTCTGGTAATTCTGTAGCTGTATCTTGTGATGTTTGAACAGCTTCTTCTATTTCTTCTTTAAGCTCCTCTACAGGATCTTGTTCTTTCGCTTCAGGTTCTTCCTTAGTTTCTTCGTCAATAACCTCTTCTAAAGTTATTTGCGTTTTTTCTTCTTCCTTTTCACTTTTTCCGGAAGGCTCTTCAGGCTGCGTTTGGTTTTCTTCTTGAACCTCTTCGCTAACTTCGGATCCGTCGCGTACAGGAACCTCATCTGTGCTTTGCTCTTGAACGGCATCTGTTTCTTCTTTTATAGGTTGTCTTAAATCTACTTTGGTTATTGTTTCCTCACCAATATCAGCACCCATTTTTTTGAGTACTTTGGTTTCTTTTTCCGCAGTAGATGGATTTTCATCTTCCGCAATTTTTACTTGTGTTTCTTCTGACATAATATAATATAATTATTTGTACTCTTTTAATAAGGCAAGAATACGTATACCTTTAAATTCCTTGATATGCAACAATAGTTCCTGAAGCAACATCAATTTCAGTCCAACGACCATAAATTGTTACTCCTTTTGGGAATGTTACACTGTCAACAACTAAGCCTGCAGCTCCTGCCCCAATGCCTTCTGTATTAACATACGTTGTTGCACTTTCTGCAACTAATCCACTTCCACTATCAAAAACAGTATCTGTTAACATTGTTATTGCTATCCATACATTTCCCGATGTTGGTGTTATTGCAGCTGAACTTGCTGTTGAATATGCTGAACCGTTTATACTACCAGTCCAATCATTTTTTGCTACTTTACTCATTTTTTTATTATTTAGTTATTATCTTGGATTGAACTGTTCTAATCCAAATCCACCTAAATTATCAAATCCTGCTGATTCAAACTTTTTAGGAGGTTTATTATTTTTTCTTTGATCTATCAATTCAGATTGTTGCGAAGCTTGTATTTTTGTTCTATCATCTTTCCTATCTTCTTTATACTTCTCTTTATCTTTAATTACATTTAAATCAGCGTCTTTAAGCTGCATATTCATTTCAAACTCTTTTTGCATTAGTATCAATTTAATTTCAGCTTCTTTTTCTAGCTTTTGAGTATCAAGTTGAGATTCAATTTGAGCTAATTGGGCTTTGCTCTGTGTTATAGCCTGTTGTTTTTGCATATCTAATTGAGCGGCAACTTCTGCTGCTTTGGAATTAGATTGAGTTTGCATTTGAATATTCTGTTGTTGTATTGTTCTGTCTTGTTCAAATTTCTTTTTTCTTCTTAATTTTAATAACTGATTTGCTAATTTAAGATTTCTAATTTCCCTAACATCAATTGCGTCTTCTAAATTAATTTGTTCTTTTTGTAAAGATACTTGTATATTATTTTCAAGTAATTGTTTTTCTTCTTCATCCGGTGCTAGCTCTAAAAATATGCCAAAATCATGAAGCTGTAATTTGCTTATTTCTTCTAAAGTTGCTACATTGGATTTTCCAATCGCCTGTATAAAAGATTTTTTCGTGGGGCTAAATTCTAATACATCTGATATTCTAAGTGAAATTGCTTCAGCTGTTTTAAGTGTAAGATATAATCCTCCTTGCATTATGTGCCTTGTTGCAGTATTCGAATTGGCAGCAGCGATTTTCTGTAAACCTACTAAAGCATTTTTATCTGGTGTTGAACCATCTCTCGCTTCATTTAATCCGGTCACATCTCTTATCATTTGTAAATAATAATTATATGAATTTATTAAGCTTGATATTTTTGCATTAGCACCTGAAGATTGTAATTCTTGGACAGGAACCCTACCATTATTAAACTCACCGTCTTGTGTCATTGATCTACCAATTACGGAACCGGTTTGGAAATACATGTTCAATGCTTCTTGGGCATTATAGTTTGTTCCATTACCTAAATCTATTTCAGCTATTCCATCAGCATCTAAATAAACACCATCAGGAACCATTCTTGATAACACCTGTTGTAGTTTTAAATGTGTTAACTGAATCATATCTGCAAACGTGGTCATTCTACTAACAAGTGATTCAACTTTACCTTTATACATTCTGGGTGCAACTATATTATAGCTAAATTGTGCTTTCACTGTATTAGACTTTGGCCTTGTCATGTTTTCAGCTAATTGCCAGCTTAACATTTTTTCAGATCCAACTATTTTTGCGCCTTCATATATTACTTCAATTGTTCTATTAACTTTTTTGAACCTTGATCTTTCATCTTTAGGTGGATTAAAAGTATCATCTTTTTTAATTGATTTTTCAGCACCCGTTGATGTTTCTTTTATTTTATGCACTTGATCTCTGTACGTTTTGTATTCAAAATATAATACATAAGCGTAGGCGTTGTCTTCTGAATCTGCTGTTTGATAAGCTTTGTTATATAGTTTAGTACTGCTGCCTTGATTTTCAATGTGTTTTTTTACATCTTCATCTGTCAATTCAGGATATTGTTTTTTAAGATCAACCACAGATACTCTTCTTATTTCACCTACATAATAAATATCCTCAAAATGAGGGGAGTCTGTATAAGAATAAACTAAATCTGATGGATCAACATATTTTATATTTATGCCCTCTGATGTTGTATATTCATTTTTTACAGCCGCCATACCAACAGTTGTTATATCATAATCTAGTCTTTTCTTTATTAATTCATATTTATTATGATCAAAAACATTATTAACAGCTTCTTCCTCAGCTATTTCTATAGAGTCTTTATAATCTAATTGCATATGCAGTTGCAACTCTTCATCATCTTCAGGTAATTTATCTTTATTATTTTCAAATAAATTAATACCAAATTCTTTATATACAGATTCAGAAAAGTTTTTTGTAATCATGTCATCCACTATTGATTGCATATGATCTGTTCTTTTTTGTACAGATGCAGGATCTTGGGAATATGCTTTTACATCATACGTTCTTTCCTGAATACCATTTACAACTATATCTACAAACTTAGGTATAATCGGCACCGGCTTCCAATCTAAATTTAAATATGATAAATCACCGTTTATAGATAATTCATCTTTATACTTTTGTATTGATTGTTCTCCTCTTGCATATAATCTTAACCTATGAAAGTTATCTCTATTAGCGTAATATTTAGTTGACCCCGAGTCTCTTTTAAACCATTCAGATTCAATTGCTTTTGCAATGCTTAAACCATATGCGCTACTTGCTTTCTCTGCACTTGGAACTGCTTGTGAGGGGAATATACCTGTTGATGATGAATCCATTTATTTTATTATTTTTGAAATGTTTCCTTGATTGTTGTATTTTTTAAATCCAAAGTCCAATGTTTTTGTTTGTCTTTGTTGTTTTGGTTCATATAAGTGTCTGTTGTTTGCGATAATTGCAAGCCCTGAACTTATAGCTGCATCATGTTTAGTCCTGTTGTTTATATTAAACTTAGACCAATCATTCAATGTTGTGTTAAAATATATATTACCGTAGTTTCCATCTTCCTGTAATCCTACATATTTATCAATATATGATTCAATTGCTGCAGCATGTATTTGTTTTATGTCTTCTGATGAATTAGGTATACCACCTATTTCTCTTTCTGCTACAGATAATTTGTTTGCGGTTTTATCTGGTCTATTCATTGAGTAACCTCTATATCCTCTTCTTTTTAAATAATACAAAAGTCTTGGTTTATTATTCTCTGCAAGAAGTGGCATACCATAAAATACTAATGCCATTAATACATCTTCAAAAAATATCTCTGCTGTTTGTGGTCGAGCTATATACTCTAGAAAAAAAGTATTAGAAGGTGCATCTTCCATACTAAATTTAGTTAATCCGTGTAAAGCTCCTTTAGATCCTTGACCATCTGTCGTACCGGATATATCGTAGCTATCACAGCCAAATGCACCCATGTGCTCATTACCAGGGTATTTAGCTCTATTTTTACTTATTACGTGGTTTTGTAGATTTATACTTGGTGTCCAAGATATATTAAATCTTCCGTTTCTATCAGGTGTAAATAACACTCTTGAATCTTTAATACCATTTTCCCACTGAAAGTTTCCTTTTGAAACACTATTAGATGATTTTGTATCATCGTTATAATCTATTTGTTCGTATATCTTTTGTAAATTAAATATACTATTTTTTGTTTCATCTCTAAACGCATGTTCTTCTGTTCTTGGAAACTGTCTATAAAATTCATTCAATCCATCAGAATCACTCTTTAACCCATCTGCTTCATTTTCCCAATGTTCAATTATACCAATATCGATTTTATCGTTATAGGGTCCTTCAACCGCAACTTTGGGTGTGTCGAATACAGGTAATCCAAAAGAATCAATGAATCCTTCGTAGTTCCATTCCATAGGTATGAACAAACTATATAATCCTGAACTAGTCTGTCCATTTCGGTTTCTTTTTGTAACGTCTGAGCCATCATATAATTTTTTAAAGTTATCACCACCTTTGTCTAAAGAGTTTGAGGTGGATCCCATCATACATTTTCCTATAATCCTACTTCCTAATCTCAGCGTTGTTTTTGTAACACGCCAGTTGTTTAATATGTTATCTGGTCTTTCCCATTTACCAGACTCATCGTGAACAAGTAATTTTAACTTTTCACCATCATATGAGTTATCACCTGTATTCTTCCAATCTATTGTTGTATCGAGCCCTTCGAGCGTCCCCGTGGTGGACTTGGATTTGGTTGTACTGGTGATGGACTTTCTTGTGAGTTTGGATGCTGGGACACGGTAGGCCAGCTCTGTCTTGGGGCGATCCATTCCGTCCTGGATTGGTTTAAAGAAGAATGGGTAGTGTAATGAAATTGGGACGACCTTGTCGGTAAACATCTTCTTTGCATCGCTACCAGTCTTCGATAAGATTCCGAATCTAGCATCTGAAGAGATTGTAGCTTGATTAACTGTCTCGCTGCTTGACATGAAGCTAAATCCAGACCGTCTATTCTTAAGGTAGCATATTCCATAGCATCTTGTATCTGCCTTGCATGCCTCCCAGAAAATAAAGAATAATCTGTTTGCTTCTCTAAAGTCTGGCTTCCCAACATCAATCTTGGACCACTGCAAGTAATTGTAATGAGAGCCAGTGATATAAGTATCATTACCTTTGTTATTAAACCAAAAGCCTTCTTCCCTTCTTGTAAATTCTCTATTAATGTACGCATGCCATTCATCTTTAAATTGAGCAGGATATCTTTCCCAGTCAAATATTGTTTTTATATTTTTTAATTCTCTAGGGTATTCATGTGGTGTCCACTTATCATGTTTGCTATACACTTCTTTTACTTCGGGTAATGCAATTTTTAAGTTTTGTATTTCATATACTTCGCCAATCTTACCAGTCTTGCTTATAACAACCACGTCGTGTTCTTTGTTATAACCATATTCCCAAGCTTTCTTTTTATTTAACCTATGTATTGTTGTTCGTTTAATAGGTTCAATAATCTTATATAATTTTTTATTTAACCTATGTATTGTTGTTCGTTTAATAGGTTCAATAATCTTATATAATGTTTGTTGATAACTCATTATTTAGATCTTTTTTCAGCAAACCCACTAAATGCTTTTGTTTCATCTTGTATAGGTTTGTTTTCTAAAATAGCTTGTTCTTGTTCAATTCTATTTAAAATCTCGAGAGCGTCGAATATAGCTAACTTTTTTGTAGCAGCTGCGTTTTTTAATCTATCCGCAGATACATCATCATCGGTTTCTACAATCGGTTCTTTTGCTACTTTTACTAATTCGTCAACAGCTCTATAACCAGCTTGGATTATACTCTCTTTCTTCTTTTTTATATTCATATTTAATTGAAATTTCCTTTGTCATTACCCTGTATAATCTTTCACCGTTTATTATAAACTCGTATTCACTATCCGGGGTAAATCCTATTTTCTCACCTATTGTTAATAAATCTGAATCATCAGTATATTTAACAATACCCATTAAAGGTTTTTCTTTATTAGTAGAGAACTCATCTTCACTTGCTAATGGTTTTATAAAACAATAGCCTTGATTTGCTTTCCAGCCGCCTTCATGTTTATAAAGGAAGATTTGATCGAGTTCACAAAAATATAGATTATCTTTAAAATAACTTTTGCTGTTTTTTTCAATACCTCTAACGTCATGCCAACGACGAAATATGTTATGATGCACATAAAGCTCAGTGCCTCTAGTAAAATGTTTGCCATCTATTATTGGTGTTTCATGTATTACAGCTTCACGACTTACAAATTTATGATCAGTTATACCAGAATTTAATATTAACTCCGTATCGTTGACCTTTTTAATATTGTCGTATCTTTCTTTTTTTGGTGTTATTAAAAAAGTATGTATTGGTTTCATTAGTATTCAAGATTATACTCTACAGATATTCCCATGTTTTTATTAAAATCTTTCCATGGTAATACATCATTATTCTTTTTGATGTATATGCAGAATTTATTTTCTTCTTCTAATATATCACATATAGTGTGACCTCCGTATACTTCTTGACCTACAGCATAGTGCATTGCATCTGTTTTGTAGTCTTTACCAATACTAATCTTTCTTATCAGCTTGCTCATCTTCTTCTAGTTTTTCTATTACTCCAGTCTTAAGATCGATTGATATTTTACCGTGTTCTTCCTGAAGTTCTAATTTTAATTCATTTAATCTTATTTCTTGTTGTAGATGAAGATGTGATAACTTATGATTTGTTATCGTGTTCTTAGA